ATTCAGAAGGAATCCCGGTGGCAAAGGTCGCACGAATTAACGAGTTTGGCGCGACGATAGCGAGCGGCAAGAAAACCATAGTCATCCCAGCCAGACCGTTCATGCGCGGTGCATGGTTGAAGTTCCGTGCTGACAGAAAGAAAATTCAAGCGAATATAGCCAAAAAAATGCTTGAGAAAAATCTCACTGCAGACCAAGCCCTTGGGGCAATTGGTTTGATATTGGAAGGTTATATTGCAGGCAGCATCAGGGATGGCGGATGGCAAGGCAATGCAGATGCAACCGTAGCAAAAAAGGGGTTCGACAAGCCGTTAATCGACACCGGACATATGTTTAAAACTGTGGCAAGCAAAGTAAGTTAACAACAGGAGCAATAACCGTGATCTCACAAAGTCGTTATATCAAAATCGTTTCCGGCGTAGGTGCTGGCGCGGCTGTTGCCCAGCGCCAACTCATCATGCGCCTGATCACCGAAAACTCGCTGATCCCTCCTGGCATCGTAATGGAGTTTGCAAACCCAACGGCAGTTGGCGCATACTTCGGCACTTCGTCGGAAGAGTTTTTCCGAGCAACAGCGTACTTCGCTTTCATCAGCAAGCAAATCACTTCGCCGCAACTCATCAGCTTTGCGCGCTGGGTGAATGCTGCAATTGCGCCGATGATCGTTGGTGACGCAACCACTAAATCGTTGACATCGCTCGCTGCTGTCTCAGCAGGCACGTTGACAATAAATGACGGTGCGACGGTCGTGGCAATTGCTGCGTTGAACTTCACCACCGACTTGACCTTGTCCGCTGTTGCTGCGACACTGCAGACCGCACTGCGGGCCACTTCCGACTCCCAGCTGACGACTTGCACGGTTACATTCAATACGAATACCAACCAGTTCGTATTGACCGGATCAACCACCGGAAACGGCACGCTGACTGTCACCCCAGGAGGCGCAAACGATGTGTCCGCGTTACTCGGTTGGGGAACAAGCGGCGCGGTCTACGTTGCCGGACAAGCAGCCGACACCGCAGCCGTTGCTGTACAGAAAAGCGCCGCGATCAGCACGAACTTCGGATCGTTTGCGTACTGCACGCCTGCCGTCGCAATGGTCAACGCAGATATCGTTCTGATTGCTGCGTGGAATGATTCGATGAACAATATGTACATGTACAGCGTGGCCACGACGCTGGCCAATCTTGCGGCCTTGTACGCTCTTGTCAAGGGCTACTCTGGAACCGCGCTGAACATTCTTTCCACAACCCTTGCCAACGATTATGTCGAGCAAAGCCCTTGCGAAATCCTGGCAGCAACCAACTACGCAAACCCGAACGCGACACAAAATTTCATGTACTATCAGTTTGCTGCGCGTAATGTGACGGTGAGCGATGACACAACGGCCAGCACCGCTGATTTATCACGCGGCAACTACATCGGACAGACGCAATCGGCAGGACAGCCTCTGGCGTTCTATCAGCGTGGCGTGCTTTGCGGCGGTTCGACCGCAGCAACGGACATGAACACGTATGCCAACGAGATGTGGTTGAAGGCGACGATTGCCACCAATCTCCTGTCCTTGTTCCTGGCCGTGGGGCGCGTGCCCGCCAACGCGACTGGCGGCGCAATGATTGTGTCGGTTTTGCAGGATGCCGTTACAAAGGCCAAGACCAACGGCACTATTTCGCCTGGGAAGTCGCTGTCCAACGTCCAACAACAATATATTGGACAAGTAACTGGCGATCCGCAAGCTTGGCACCAAGTCGGCACGGTCGGGTATTGGATGACTGTTACGTTTTCGACGTTCGTCACGCCAGATGGCCGAACAGAATGGCAAGCCAACTACACACTGGTCTATTCCAAAGACGACGCAGTGCGCGTTGTCCAAGGCAGTGACATTCTGATCTAAACTCGAACAGCGCGATAACTCTTTTGTTTCGCGCTGTTCGACAGTATAATTATTCATCGAATAGGGGTTTTGCAAATGATCAACATCTCAGGTTTTGGGCTGCAGGCGCAGATTACTGCGTCAAACACTTTCCCGAACGGATTCAGCTTCACGGAGTTTGCCGATGACGCCGATCCGCTTGACTCGCCAGATTTGGATGCTACCGATACTGCCATGGCATTGAACGGCGACTTGATCGTCTGGTCTCGGGCGCAGGGCATCGAAATCACCCTCAACGCCATTCCGACAAGTCCAGGCGACACCAACCTAGACGTTTTGTTGAATGCGAATCGCGTCGCAAAAGGCAAGGTTGGTGCACGCGACATCGTGCGCATTGTCCTCACCTACCCCAGCGGGCAAACAGTAACGATGAGCAGCGGCGTAATCGTTAGCGGTAAGGTGATGCCAGAAGTTGCTTCTGCAGGTCGGTTCAAAACGCGCCCTTACAAGTTCCGTTTTGAGCAGGTGACAAAGACAAGCCCACCGGCAGCGTAATCAATGCTATCGGTGCCACTAGGAACGGTGCCCAATCAGGCCATCTCGTTTAACGCAGATGGCGCTTATTGGCAGATTCACGTGTATCAAAGTAAGCTGCACATGTGCGCCGATATCTCTGCCAACGGAGTCTCCGTTGCTAGTGGCGTTCGTTGCTTCGTTGGAATCCCGCTGCTGCAGTACCCGTATATGTACTTGCCGAATTATGGCAACTTCATTTTCGATTCTGATCCTGATTGGACAAATTTTGGCGTGTCGTGCAACTTGTACTACCTCAGTTTGTCTGAGTTCCTTGCATATCAATCAATGACCGAATCTGGAGTATCAGGATAATGGCGACTGCGACATTACAGACAAACAGCAACAACGACCTATATTTGCCGGATGGTCAGAATTTGATCGTCATAACTGCTGAAGATGCTTGCGTGCAGAACATACAAGAAGCGGTGTCAATGCGGCTTGGTGAAGATGTATTTGATGTGCTCAGCGGCGTGGACTATCTCGGTACGATCTTCACGCCGCAACCGAGTGAGGATGATGCGCGGCAATCCATATCCGATGCGATTTTGTCGTGCCCGGATGTATTAAGTATTGAATCACTCACAATATCGATAGCTTTAAATTCCTTCAACTATGTGGCCACGGTGAATACCATTTACGGCCCTCTTCAAGCGAGTAACTCATGAGCCATGCCCCAATCCATTTGACGCAATTTTCGCACGGAGTCCTTGCCAACGTCACTGATGTGTCAGACCGAACAGCAGCGCACGCTGAACACGAACCGGAACTTGGCGTGCTGGCAAACCCGTACAGCAACGACGACGCGCCCGGTGACGACGCGCCCGGTGACGACGCGCCCGGTGACGACGCGCCCGGTGACGACGCGCCCGGTGACGACGCGCCCGGTGACGACGCGCCCGGTGACGACGACAACAACGAGTAAGCAGCGTACATGATCGATGTCAGCGCCAGCGGAACGAAGGTCAATATTATTGCCCTTCAATCTTTCCCAATCGGATTCTCAATGGAATCCTTTGCGGATGATATCGATCCTCTTGTTGCTGAAGAAGTTGAATCCAGCGGCTTTGAGATGCTGTATGACGGCTCCATGTTTGCCTTTGACAAGGCTGCGCCAATCAAAATCACGGTAGGGGTGATTGCAGGGAGCAGCGATGACATCAACCTGAAAATTATGCTTCAGGCAAGAAAAAGCAATGTCAAAATTCTGCCTTTCCCTGATTACGTATCGATGGTAATCACCTACCCGGATGGGGGCAGGGTGCTGCTATCGAACGGTCTGCTTATGACCGGGCCTCTGGCCGATACTGTCCAAGCAACAGGCCGCAAGAAGGGGAATGCCTTCACGTTTGTGTTCGGCACGTTCGCAGGCGCGCAAAGCGCCAAACAGCTTGTCGCAACGATTGCAAGTGCTGCACTCGGACTTCTTTCGTCATGAGCGCAAGTTTGATTTCCAGCCTGGCCTCCAGCGGGCAGGCATTTGCGATAAAAAATCAGCAAACAGGCGCAACTGTCATTCCTGGCGTTGTTCCGATAAGAGTGCACATCAAGCTTACGTCCACTCCAATGCGCCACATGAAAGAGGATGGAACGACTATTGTCGATGCTCGCATCATCCAGCCGACTACTGTGAATGTCGATGCGTATTGCCCGGACATATCCACATTCAGCGCCATCTCCACAGTCGGCAAGGACAGGTCGTCTTTTTATTCGATACGATCCAAAGGAATAGTCATCAATCAATTGATGGGCAATACAAGGCAGTTTAAGCAGTCGCCAGACGTTCTGTCAGCAATGCCGATGCGACTGTCATTTCAGCAAGTCATCACAAAAAACTCCAAGCCTGTCGTCGTCGCTGTTCCGACAAACTCATCATTGATAAGCCTTGGTATGAATATACTCAGCACTGCTAGTTCAGCAGTTACAGGTCTTGTTGCAAAAGTAAGCAAGGTGTTCTGATGACGCTCTCCCTTGTGTCGTCAATAACGTCATCTCTGACCGGCATCGGCGGCGGGGGCAAGGCGTTTTCGGCCACCAACGAGTTGACCAATGCTGCTTGTTGGACTGCGCTGAATATCAAAGATGTCGAGGTTGACTCATCATCGATGAATACGTTACAGCCAGTATCGCAAGAGCAAGTAACGTCATCGTCAACCTACACCAGCCTGTTGGCGGCGGATATTCAGGTAATCAAAATCCTCAATCCATCAAAGATGAGGATAACTGCATTCAGCGCAGACCCTTCGGCGTTGAATGCAGTTATAGCGTCGTTTATGGACACGAAATCGACTGTCAAAATAACGACAAAAGGGATAACAGCAAAAAGTATGACGGTCATTAGCGTTGACATCGAACAAACGCCCCAGATGACATCGGCAACGAAAGTCGTTATTGAGTTAGAGCAAGTCACCACGCCAACATCCGCCTCCTCTGGTAAAGCAGCACAGGCGACGGATGCGTCAACGCAAAAAAGCCTTCTTCAATCCCTGCCGTCATCCGCCGCGACAGTCGTTGGGGCTTATAATAAAGTCTCCAATTTTCTACGATAGGAACGGTAATGCGTACCCTGGATATCACCCTGCCGTCAGGCGAAAAGAAAACCATCAAAATAGAGATGTTCAAAGCCCTGGACGGATGGGACATCCAAAACAAATTCATCGATTTCGCCGCGTCAACAGACGCTGCTGTGCGTCGCCAGTACACCCTAGAAGTATTGTCGTATGCACAAGTTATGATGCAAGGCCAAGACAGAGAATTGCCGCTGAGTACTGATGCTCTTATCGATAATCATCTCCAGACTTGGCAGAATGTGCAGGCGGTGTTTGAAGAGGTTTTGATCGTCAACGGCATCGACCCAAAAACCCATGCCGACAAAGCCAATTACTGGACAAATGCCGGCGCGGAAATGGCCGTGG